AAAATTTTTCTATTGAGTCTGGAATATGTACAGCAGAAGCTCCAGTTAAAGTACCAGTAAATTTAATTACCATGTTTCTTGCATTTGATAATGCAGCATCAGACATAACTAGTGTTACTGTTCCACCATCAGCTAATGCTACTGCTTCATAACCAGCGATTGCTTGTTGAATTAAGTTTAAGTTTGTATTAGTTTTATCTCCCCATGTACCAGCGTTTTCACCAGTGGTCATTAACTCCAGTTTAAGGTCAGATGAATAATTAGATGCCATAAATTTTTTCTCCTAATTTAAGTATAATTTTACTATTGCTAAGCGGCTAAGTCAACAGGCTCCCAAACATTGTTTACACCTGGATTTATTTCAGTCCACGCAGTTATATTAGGTGCACCTACTGAAGAAGTCAATGATATGCCAGTTAATGAAACATCAGCATTTGCTGCAATTGTTACAGAACCTGCAGCTGGTGTTAAGGCCTGACCCGTCACACCTATAACTTGTCCTGGAATTTCTTCTTCGTCCCCTAGTTCCAGAGTTGCTGCAATACCTGTTACAGGCTCTACAGTTGATTGTACTAAATTAATAGAACCTAAGCTTGAAGATAGTGATATTCCTGTTACATCAACAGGCGTGTTTTGAAATGCTTCTACGTCTCCAGTAGTGCTTGTTAATTGTTGTCCGGTAGCTGTTTCATTAGTGCTTTGTTCTAAACTAAAGTTACCTAATGATAAATCTAATTGGTCTTCTGTTGCAAATACAAATATATCTTGGTCAATTTGTATTGAGAAGTTACCAGCTAAAGTCATAGACATTTCTTGTCCAGTGACAGATACAGTAACATCTGTAAACGCTGTCTCTTCACCAATTGAAGATGATAATTCTTGTCCAGTTAATATTACTGAATATGCTTCACCCCAAGCAAGGTTACCCCAAGCTCTTCTACCCCAACCAATTCCAGTTAGTAAGCTTTCATCAATAGTTACTCCTCCAGGAGTTGTTTGAAGTTGTGATCCAGTTACGTTTACACCTATTCCAATTGTCTCTTCTCCCATTGAGGTAGATAAAGATAACCCAGTAGCATCAAAAGTAAATGATACTCCGTATAAACCTTGGCCAATAGATGATGTTAAGCTAACAGATCCTACTTCAATATTACAATCACCCCTAGGTGTTGGTGAACCTGTTGTTGGTGTTAATGATTGTCCAGTTACATCTTGATAAACACCTGATAATTCTCCCCAAGCATTTTCTCCCCAAGTGTCTCCACCCCAACCTACGTTGATTTCGTTATCGACAACGACTGCTGTAATTTGTGTTTGTAATTGTTGCCCTTGAGCTAATACATCTCCAGCAATACCCCAAGAACCTTCGCTCCAAGCTGCTCTACCATAACCTGAATTAATTTCAGTGTCAGGTACTACATTTGTGATTGTCGTGGAGGCACTTAGACCAGTAACAGTAACACCGGCATCACCTTGTGCTGCCCAGCTACCTTGTCCCCAATCAAGTGCACCCCATGTTTTCGACATTCATACCTTTTACTTTTTATGCAATCCTTAATATTGCAGCAGAGGTTGTAAACGCAGGAAATTGAATAGTGAAAGTTCCGCTAGTTGCAGTCTTATCACCACCAAAATCCAATACAGCCACCGCACTATCAGAGTTAGATGTATTATAAATTAGTGAACCTCTCGCAGTTAATGTAACGTTTGTAAACGATAGGTCTGCAAAGTCAGTTATAGCTGTGTTTGAAGCTAATGATGTTCCTGTGTTAACAAGAGCACCTCCACCTGAAGTGTATCCAGCAGGTGACGTAACTTCGTTACCAGTTGTAAATGAAGTTGTAGATTTACCTAAAGTTGCTGAGCTAGTGTACATAGCTAATTTAAATTTATCACCAGTAGTCTGAGTGAAGTCGTGTTTTGCTTCTAATAATTCTTTTTTAAAAGAATTACAGATTGCGTTAGTTGTTATTGCCATAGTAGGCCTCCTTCTAAATTATTAATTTGGCGATGGTGAAGGAACCTTAATTCTTGGCACTCCATCATCGTATTCTGCACGTCTTCTTCTCCCCATTTGTTGAAGAGCAAAATTTTGTACTTCTTCATCATACTTCTTTTGATAGAGGTTGTATAGATCCATAGGCCCTTTTAAGAACCGGTATGCTTCAGCTAGTGTCCCATGTAATAACATAGACTCCTGATACTTAGAAATAAAAGTTTCAGTAGATGAAGTAAATTGAGGTGGATCCTGTATGTAGTTTATTTGTACAGTATAATTAGAATCAGGGATTGGAGCTACTATAAAATTGAAGTCATCCCAATTAGCATAATATTTAGGTAGTCCTGTAGCTGCGTTGTTATTATATTCAGATATAAAACTTGTATCTCTTTTTTCTAAAAATGTTCTAGTAGAACCGTTAATTACTTGAACAGATCTAATGATTGTTAAATCAGATGGAAGACTTACATATCTGTTTGAAGCAGTAAACGTAGAGTTTGAGTATTTTCTTAAATCATCATAATCAACCTTACCTGCAATATCTAATTCCACAGATCTTATAAAATCTTGAATAATAGCATCAGTCAAAACATTACTATCTACTTCTGTGTAGTTTCTAATTTGTGTTAAAAAATTTGCGTATGTTACTGCCATTATGTTACCACTGTTACTGCACCCAATTGTGCGTTTAATTCTCTTCTTCTATTTTGTAAAGAAGGGTCAGTAGGTTGCATACCTGATTGTTTAGTTAAATAAGCAAAATCACCTGGAAGTGATAAATCAGCAACCCCTACAACTGTACCTCCAGAATCTGCTAAGACACCAGATATCTCTGTAGGTTGTTGGTATTTTTGCACTCTTGCATTCTGCAAAGCTATTGCATCAGATACTTGTCTTCGTCTTCTAATCTGTGGATGTTTTGGTTCATATTCAGATGTATGCACTAATGAACCATTCCATTCTTTTACCATTTCATTATATGGAAAAGCTTGTCCTGATCTATCAGATATAGCTAATGATCTTTTTCCAGTTGCAAACTTACCCATTATACACCATCTCCAAAATATGTCTGAGGTGATATAAACGTAGAAGCTCTTTGACCATCTTCATCTAAAGCTCTTTTTAGTTCATCCTCATAAATTAATTTATTTTGTTGAACAAGTTGAGGAGCTTTTTTCATAGACGTGTAATAAGCCATACCTGCAGCTAAACAAGGTAAAAATCTATAAACTACATCGGGGTCATTAGTATATGCTCCAGCGTCTTCAATTCTTTTTATCACATAGTATTTTAAAGTTGTATAAGTATTTAAATCAGGTGCTTGGTATAAATAAATTTTAGGTGTTGTTTCTCTTGCAACATAATATTGTGATGGTTGTCCTACAGATAACTTATTTGGTAAAGCAGCATATGTAGATCTGTCAATTTTTGATAAAGATATGTCTTGAGTACTTGCACTATCACCTGATGCAGCTGTAGAAGAAACAAAAGCTTCTAATACATCACTTACACTAGAGCTTACAGCATACTCAGCTTGTCCTGAAACTAAAGCTGCTTCATGCAAAGCTACTTTCCATAGATGTATTCCTCTATTACCCCATTCAGATAAAAGAAGATTTAAGCTTCTTCTTGCTGAACGCATATCATAACCAGAGTTAGTAGATAAACCACATCTCTCATAACCCTCATCAATAATTTCATCTATGCTTAAATTAAAAGCAACTGTTCCAGATGTAGCCATTATTTGTTCTCCTTATTAGCGGCCGCTTTGAGAGTGTATGACTTCTCCTTTTTGCGGTTGTACAACTTCTTAGATTGTAGCACTTTTTGACTAAACTTTGAAGACCTTAGGCTTTTTGCGATATAATTTGGAGATGACACGTCTTTTCTTCTTTTTTTCATCTCTCGCTCCTCTAAGCTTTCCATCTATTTGTTTTGGTATTGCAGTTCTTCCTATTGGCATAAGGTATTATAGAATACTTCACAGAGATTATCAACATTGATGATCTTATCAAATTTATAATGTACTGAGTCTTTATAGCCAAACTTGTATTTATAAACATCATCTACATACAAATGTATGCCTTTTTTAATATACTCTTTATTATGTAAAAGATGATAATAACCAGAGTTAATAGACACATACCCTGACATCTTGCTGCAAATTTCAGGTAAATGGTCAGCAGGCAGACGTTCAAATTGTTTAGTTGTAACAAAGTTAAATTGAGGAAATCTTTTTATTAATTCTTGTTCTACCTCTTTAGCATTCCATACACTCTTATGTTTTTGACCTGTTTCTAAAGCTAGTAGTATTGTCTTATCAAATTTATACCTATTATGTCTTATTTCAAAGTGAGGATAATGCTGAGGCTTTACTCCAAGTTTCTCACAATATTGTTCAACAATATTTGTTTTATCTTTAAAGTCTTTTTTTGAATAAAGATGTATTATCTTTTCATATTCAAAATAAGTTTTAGCACCATAATCTAATGCAGCTAAATGCTCTAAACTAAAAGATTGATCTATGTAAGTTTGTTGTGCATACAGATCAGGATATTGTGAAAACAGTACAATTTTATGAGCTTGTCTGTAATAAGACCTAAGTGCAGCTGAAGCACAAAAATGATCTCCTAAACCTTTGTCAAAGATATCAGAAATAACAATTATATGTTTCACACAATGTCTTTGGCTGATCCTAGTATTGGTTTATATTTTGTTTTTCCCTCTGATCTGTAGGCGTGTAAAAATGATGCTCTTGGTTGATCCGGTATCCAACTGCAATGTATCCATCCGCTGTTAGGTTCTCCAGGCGTATAGTATTCGAGGATCAGTTGATCTGGCTCAAGGTTATTTTTAATCCAATCAAAAAGTTCAGCGTTGTCGACTCCAACACATTCGAAGTCTGCGGCTTCAGCTTTGGCATGCTGCGAATTTGCAGAGCTGCCAATAGCCATACATAAATCCACGCTTCGAAATCCACTGGTTACCTTAACTCTGCCGAAGTGATCACGTACTGGCTGTAAAATATTTTCACACAAACCTTTTAATTTTTCTATTTGTTCTGCGTTAGGATTATTATTAATTCCCTTCCTAATTGCAGTATCTGATTTAGTTAACTCTGAAAGAGTAAAATTACGGCTTAAGTTCATAGTTTTCCTTTAGTTCTAATACAATATTTAAATTAAATCTGAATTTGTTGTAAATTGGTGGACTTCCACAATGCAAGATATTGCTATTAAAGATTTTAGCTTGTCTTGGTTTATCATAATGTTTCTCGTCATTTATAATTGTATAACCCTCGTCATCGATGCTATACACAATTGACAAAAAGTTATCACCATTCTCATCAACATGTAAAGACCCTACTGCTGATTTAGTATATAAATTGTAAAAATATCTTACAACATCTGCATTTATATTTAATTTTTTTTTAATTCTTGCAACAATTGTATCTGCTATTTCAGTTAATTCTTTATTTTCTTTTGAAGTGTTTATTTTTTGTTTTGATTGTGGAATGCAGCAAAAACCATTATCAACAGTATAACCGTTTTTAGCATTATCTATAGATATACGCCAATCGGAACATATCAATAGTAATTGTTTTAAATTTTCGTTTTCTTTTCTATCTAAAACTTCTTCGATTTTTTGAACCATCTATTCTAGTATTAGCTTCTTTATCGATAAACTTCCATCAATATTTGTCTCTAATTCTGCTGAACCAGTATAGCATTTATAAGATACACTTTCTGAATACTGTCTCTCCGCTTTACGTTTACCGCGTAAACACATAGCCATCGATTCTTGAATACGTGCTTCATTTATACTTCCATTAAAAAACATAAGAAGAGCTACCACAGTTTCTATCATAATATTTTACCTTTGTTGGGCCCTTCTTTTACAACGTATTTTTGTGTACCGTGTTTGCCAGTTTCAACTTCTTTTTTTAAATTTCTTATAAAGCTCATTTGTTTAGCTTTCTTTTCCATATCTTCCAGATACCGTATAATTTTTCTAGTGACTCGTTCCATTTTTAAATACTATCTCTCTGTTGGCATCTTTTAATTCTTCTACGTCCGTTAATAATTTATTAATCTGACCTTCCATAAATTCTATTTTTAATTTATTACTCATATTCATTTCAATATTTTTTTGTAGCTTTTCTACTTGTTTATATAGATCTTCAATTAACATGTACTGCTCCGAGTCTGCAGGAAGTGTACCTAATTGTCCACGTGGCCATTTTATTCTAAAATCTGTGTTCTCTGTTAGATCTTTCTCCATTAACTGAAGTCTAGTGTCAGCTATGTTTAGACGTTCTACAATCTGAAAGTAACCCATCGTGCCGAGGGCAACGATTATAATCAGAGAGACTACCGTCTTCATAGGCATTTGCACGGCTGCCTCTTCTCCGATATGTAATGGTTTATTTGCCATTTTTTTTCTTTTTTGGTTTAGATTCTATAGCTTTGGCTATTGCTGCACAAAGACGGTCTATTCCTCCGAAAAATTTATATAAAAATTTATCAATCATCTATTTTAGGTTTTGGTAAAGAAATTATAATATCTTTTGAATCAAACTTCAATGAAGTGTGAGACGATGGTCTTACAAATAAAGCTAATAAACACATCAATATAATTAGTATTGCAGTAAACCCATAGTTCATTTTGGGACTCCATTAAGTTAACCAATTTTTTATCTTCTTCCAGAAAGCACTTATTTTAGTTATATTTTTACCGTTGTGATTGCATTTTTGACAATCGCAGCTAGGACAATTTCCAACTGTACCGTGACCAGGACAATGGCATACGTGATTACAATTTAAACACATTTTCCTCATTTTTTTTTCTCCATTTCGTAAAACATATTATCACTATCTTCAGTAACTAATCCAGAGTCCTCTGCATCCCAATACGTAGTTTGGACTTTATAGTCTGGCCAGCTGTTATCAGTAGTATAACTATTAACGTGCCACAAAATGCGATTATTAGGCTGAGCTGCATAATTGCCGTTATCAAGAGCCAATATGTGTGCACACTTATGTTCTTGAGGAATTTCAGAATGCTCGGTATCCAATATGTTAGTTTCTGGATGAGCCCAGTCAACTGTAAATAAATATTTTCCATGTAAAAACTTTTTATCTAAACCTCTGTATTTACCGTTTAAACCAGCCAACCAATCAAAACAATGAACAGAAGGATAATAGCTAAAACAATTCCAAAGTTGAAGTTCACTAAGTCTTTGAGTGGGAACAGTTTCCGGTTGAAAACCACGTTGAATAAAAGCCGAAATTGGGATTCTCCAAAAGCACGCACCGTTGGGTAGCATGATATTAAATAATAACGCACGGCCTGATATCGATACCAAACCGAAGACAACGCAATCGTCAACTTCGCCTTGATGTTGTTTAAGATCATAAAGGTACTCCTTTCTTACCTGACAATAAATTGGTGGTATGTTAGCATTTAAATAAGACATAGTCTAACATTTCCATCTACGTCTCGCTTGTCTGATTCTTGAATTTGGATCATTTCTAGTTTTTGCACTAGATCTTTTTAACTGACCTAGGCTTCTAGCACAATAACTTTTTCTTCTATTTGCTGCTTTAGATCCTTTTTTTACTTTACCTGTTACTGCTGTTTTTAGTTTAGATCCAGGATTAGCACGTCTATATGCTGCGACTCCTGCAGCTGTCATACCTGCTCCTGATTTTGTTGATCTATAATTTTTTTTATTTCTAGAGATTGGATTTTCAGCTTTTCCACCTCTACTAAATCTTTTTTTAAATTTTATTTTGAATTGACCATCTGTTTTTACACCAATGTCTAATCTAGAATTTTCAGTTGATTTACCAACATTGATAAAAACTTTTTCATCACTAGGATCGATACCTAAATTTAAATCTGAATAATAGCTTTTATCTTTAGACATTTTACGTAAATGTAATTGAAACGTTTGGGCAATTAGTTACTGTGACGTGAACACCTTCTTCAAATAAAATACCTGAACCTGGAATATAAAGATCTAAACCTTCTGTTCCAAATCCATAAGTAGCTATTACATCTCCTGATCCTCCTCCACTTCTAAAAACTAACAGTGCTGATGCAATACCTTCTCCTTGAATAGAAGTAACTCTTGCTCTTCTTCCTGTTGGAACTAATTGACCAGTTGCTGTAGCATGGGCATTACCCTGATCTGATGTAAAACTTCCTCCACCTGACATAAATTATCCGTTCTGTCCCGTTAAGTTAGGCCCTGAAAATTTATCAGTTAATAAAGTAACTGCTGTTACATTTGTTGCTGTAGATAAATAAACTCCGTTAGTAAATAGTATTCCATCTTCAGGTAATGAAAAATTAATTACGTCTCCAGATGGTACATCGGCTGTAAATAAATTTGTACCACCAGATGAAGATCCCGTATTTAAAGATACTTGACCAGCACCACCCCCATCAGAAGCAATAATCATTCCTTTAAGTCTTACAGGAGAAGCAATAACCACATTTGATGTTGCAGTTCCCACTACTCTTGTTGCTTGTATATCAGCTTTAGCTGCCATAAAATTCTCCTTATGTTGTGGCTCCCGAAGGAGCCACGATTAATTATGCTACTGCAGCACCTGTAGTAACGTCTACAAAATTAGTGCCATTACCAAAGCAAAGAGAACCTGTTAAAGAGGCCCCTGTTGCATCAGAAACATAGATTAATAAACCTGCTGTTGCTGTAGGTAAAGTTGCTAGTGTAAAAGTAGGAACAATAAAACCATTGTCTGAAATTACTGGTCCCGAAAAAGTAGTGTTTGCCATAATAGTTTCTCCTTGTATAGCGGTTAAACTTTGTAGTCTCTATACCGTCTGCCTAGCCAGTCTACAAAATTAAATAAATTTCTAGGTATTTTTATTATACATAAAAAAAGGGGCGATGTGAACACCGCCCCTAATTAATAATACTAGTTGTATTTATTAGCTTGTAGGTAAGTTTCCGTTACCAAAAATACATCTTGGATCAGAAAATCCGAAAGAGTATCTTTCTCTAGCTTTAAATCTCATGTTACCAGTATCGAAGTCACCTTCCATCGCAGTTTTGATTGGTGATCTAACGAACATTTTCATTCCGTTAGGTACATCAGTCATTAAGAAGTATGAATCAGTGTCAGTTAAAAAGTTATTAACTCTGTAACCTTCTGGTACCATACCCATGTTATTGATGGCGTTGATGTCATTGTCTGCAGTTCCAACTCTCATTGGAGACTTCATGATTCTCTCAGCAGTAAATTGTAATTCTTTTGGAATTATCATTTTTCTACCTTGAGCAGCTATTTTCAAGCCTCTCTCATCGACAAATCCAGCAATGTCAATCAATGACTGCTCGAGTGAAGTTTCGTTTAAGTCTGCAGCAACTGCAAGAACGTTTGAAAAAGTTCCGCCTGTAGCTAGTGGGTGAGAAGCATTAATTAATGATACTCCGTCTCCACCTGTTACATTTGTAACTTGTGCATTGTTCAATACGTTGGCAGCTTTAACTTGCTTCGTGTTTGCCATAGATCTTGCAAGAGCTCTTGTGTATCTTCCTGCTAGTCTATCGTATAGGTTATCTTCGATTGCTTCCTCAGTGATTGAGAATGCTAATGCGACTGTTTCGTGGTTGTATCTTGCTGTGAAAGTTTCACCTGCTTGATCAAACACTACTCCAGCACCTTCTTGTTTAACTGGTGCAGAAGCAAAACCGCTTAACATTACTTCCTCTTCGAAAGCTCTGTCAGATGTTTCAGTAGAGAAAATTTCAGCATGCTGATTTTCGTATCTACTATATTCCAGGCCGAATAAAGCATTCAAACCTGGCTCTAGTTCTTTAACTAGTTGGGATCGTGATATTGCCATAGTTTATCTCCTTTATTATGCTATACCTGTACCACTTCTGTAGAAGTGATTGTTGATTCTAACAAGAATGTTAGCATTCGCTGATGCTTGATCAGAGTTGTTAGGGTCTTGCGAAATATCAATTGCTTGTACAGCAAATGTTCCCGCAGTACCTGACACTGATACATCAAGTTGTGCTTTTGACAGTCCTGTTTGTGTAACACCAGTAGTGTTTGTCACAGAGTAGTTCTTATATAGATCTGCTCTCGCAAACGTAGCGTCTGCATCCATTAGGAATACAGCATCTGGGTCATCAACAACAAAAGCCGTAATATCGCCTTGAGTTGGGTTGATAGAACCAGGATAGTAATTACTATACGTTGGTTTTTGAGTAGTTGGATCATTGTAGAACACTCCGTTGAAAACGCCCACAACAGCATCTGATGTATTGGCAGTATGCTTCTCAATAAAACCATTTGAAGTTGGTTGAACCAAATCCCCTTGGAATATTTGAGTTGCATAGTTGTCTTTAATCACATATCTGTTTTGAGCACCTACTAATGGTGTACCGTCTAGTTTTCTATATGGTCTTAGACCAAACTTTTCAGCTACGTTAGCCATAGTTGTTTTCTCCTTATGTGTTAATGTTCCAAGCTATCTAGGTAGGTAGTGCAAAAAAATTATTTCTTACGTCCACCACCAAAGGTAACTCTAGACTGCCTATCAATATTGATCGGCATGTCCGGGTGTTGCTCCTTCATAAGATCTCTATCTATCGCGTCTGTTCTGTCTTGAGTTATTCTTCTAAAATACTCAGCACGACTTTTCAAAATCTCCTCCGGTATCCTTGCCAACACAAGGCCACCAATTCCGATGAGTCCAGCATGTTTTCCATCATGAATAACTGGGTAATCATGTTCACCGATTTCACTTATAATAGTTTCGGCTTTTACGAATTCCCAACCCTCTCTCAGTTTTTTAGATACATTACCTGGATCTTCAAAACCTGCAGTGTGAGTTCTTATCCATCTGTGTGCATAACCTTGCGGTGCAGCTGGGGCATCCAAACTGGATGGTGGAGTCCAATCTTTCTTTCTAGAAGTTTTAATTCTAGTTTCAGACTCGCGTGAAGTTTTTATTTTACTTTTAATATTTTCCATATTAGGCTCCTTCTTCCTTCACGTATTTTGCGTATTCCTCTAGTGGCACCCCTAATTTCTTAGCGATAACTACCTGTGATTTGGTGAGTTTCACAGACTTGCGTCCACCTGATCTTCTGCTAACAGAAGCTACGTTTTGGACGGGTGCAGCTTTTGTTTTTTCTTCAGTAGAAGATTGAGCAAATTTCTGAGGGAAATACTCCTTCATACGTTTGTTGATTTGATTATAGTATTCGTCAGTCTCTGCGTCAATTCCCTGCTGTACTAGATCTTCATGTATTCCCATTGCAGCAGAAGTAAGGACTCTATCTGTACCAAACCACTCATTATCAGTAGCCCATTCCTGAGCTTTATAGCTAATTTGTGGTTTTGCAGCTACAGTCTCTTCTTTAGGTCTTGACTCAGCTTCTTTCTTTTTCAATTCCTTTTCACCTAAAGACATTGAAACTTTTTCTTTCTCAACAGCTAATTGTGTAAGCTTATCGTTAGCTTCCATAATTTTATCAGCATCTTGAGATTCTAATGCAGCTTTTAAACTTGCTTTTGCTTGTTCTCTTTCTGCATCTACTCTAGCACCATACTCTTTGAGATAATTTGTATCTGTCTCTTCAAATTTTTGCTCAGTAGTTTCGTACTTACTTTTAAGACCTTTAGCATAATCAACTGCAGCACGTTCTCTTCGTTCTGCTTCTTTAATTTGATATGTAAGTTTCTTAATTCTTTTTTGA